GGCAAGCAGGCGTTGGGCGCGTACGCCACGTGGGAGCAGGCGGTCGGCGGCGTCGACACCCTGTTCAAGGACGCTTCCGGCACCGTGCAGAAGTACGCTGCCGAAGCGTACAAGACGGCCGGCGTCAGCGCGAACGAGTACATGAACCAGGTCACGAGCTTCTCGGCGTCGCTCATCAGCTCCCTCGGCGGAGACACCGCCAAGGCCGCCAAAATGGGCAACATGGCGCTCACTGACATGTCGGACAACGCCAACAAGATGGGCACCGACATCCAGACCGTCCAACAGACGTATCAGAGCCTCGCTCGCGGCAGTTACGCCATGTTGGACAATCTGAAACTGGGTAGACTAGCATTAGCCGCTTAAATTGCTCAGTATAAACCTCGTGAAAACGGTGGAACCCCTACGGTAAGCCGAGGGCAATACCGTGCGAAGCCGACAATTCCCAGTCGGAACGTGTAACGACTATCGAAAGCACGTCATCATGGCGGAAGCGAGTAGAGTACGCCCAAGCGGGCGGAAGTGCGAGGGACGGGTGAATCCCACACGTCGCTCATCGGCCGCAAAACATTAAACAATGGCACTGGTGTGCCGATGGTGATGCCGTCCAACGGGATGCGGTACAACGGCATATCGTAGGTGGTGCCCCCGTCCAACGGGCTGGTGGTGTTCAACGTTGGGTCGGTGGGCGTGCCCGTGGTGGGCGTGCCCCTGACCACCACCAGTTCCGCGCTCTCAACCGACTGCGAGCCCTTCGCATAGCGGCATACGATCAGATCGTTGCGTTTCTGCCCCTGACTGCCGTTCGTGACGATCAGGTCCTCGGGCGTGCCCTGGCTGACGTGACGCCCCTGCATGACCAGCTCGCCCGTGCCGACAGTCACCTTGTTCGCCGAAACGACGGTGATTTCGAACTTATCGTGCACGTCGAGCACATAATCATCCAAACCGAGGATGCCGGCGTTCAATCCTGCGGCCTGTTCCGCCGTGGCGTGCGCCTTGTTCGCATGTCCGGTTACGAGTTCAACCATTCTGCTTGCCTCCGTTCTTCTTCCATGATTCGAAGCTGTTGTCGGCGTCCCTGAGACGGTTGACGTATTCCTGGTGGCAGTTGGAGCAGAAGTAGTAGCCGTGTTGGTTGCCGTCGGCGTCGAGGCGTTGCACGTCCCACCAGTCGTTTTTCAGGGCGTCCGCGTTCGATGGGGTGTACCAGACGAATCTTCCGCATCGGTCGCATTCGGCGACGATGCAGTCGTTGTTCTTGGCCATGACGTTCCTTTCTATTCGGCCTCGTAATCGACGCTTAGGACGCCGCCCGAGACCTTGACGATTTTCTTGCTGATAGTCGCGTTGACGGTGATGCCCGTGAGATTGTCACGTGCGGTCACGGTGTCGCCAACATCGAACACCACGTTCGCGTCGTCGCGGACGGTGACCTTCACATCGCCCTCGGACTGCAGATCCTGTAGTTTCTCACGGGTCTTCTGGTTCAGTTCGGCGGTCTCGGCACTCGAATAGTCGTAGACCTGCGTTATCTCGTCCACGCCCCTGAGCGACTGGGTCTGGCTGACGTTGCCCGCAGCATCCGCGTACCAGTGGACGACCGTTCGACCGGCACCTTCGCCCTTGCCCAGGCCGATGAGATGATTCGGTTTCTTCCATGTGCGGGTCGCGTCGAAATCGATCAAATCGGAATCAATCGAGTCGCCGTAATGCGCGACCGGTCCGGCCCAAATGTTGACCCGGCCGGACGCATAGGCCATTCTGAGCTTCAAACCGCTGGCCGCGCACATCTTCCGCAAACCGGTATACGCATCCACGTAACGGTCGAACTGGTAGGTTTTGATGGTCGGGTCGTCTCCGTCAGGTGGGGCAACCGCGCCGAACACCGTATCAAGCCTCACACGGCTGATGAGCGAGCCGATGACCGAGGAAGCGGAACCGGAAACCGTCAGATAATCCTTGCCCTTGTCCGGCTCCAAAATCTTGTCCGCCAGCACGCCATGCCACGTGCGACCCGAATAGGTGATGGTACTGACGCCGGAAGTGAGCTGGTCTTCCATCGCATCCACGATTCCGCCGCACTCCGAACCATCCAGATACACGTAAGCGCCCGAATCGATCAAACGCGGCACGGTCAACTCGAAATCGTTCTCACCGCTTCCCCATGCGCAATCGAGCGTGTATTCGGCGATGGCCGATGTATCGACGTGCTTGCCGTTGGTGATGATCAGGTCAGCCATGCCGGCACGCTCCTCTCGCGGATCACGGTTAGGTCGAAGCCGAAGCCTTTCCATTGCACTTGGTGCTCACCGGACGGCAGTGGTTCGAAAATGTACGAGCCGGAGCCCATGCCAGTGCCTCTTTCGCCTTTGGCGAACACGTTCGTGAGGTCGCCGTTCTCGGCCGTCATGACAATGCTGCGCTGGCCCTCGACGCTGTTGATGGTCACATACGCGCCACTGGGGATGTCCATATGCAACTCATATGTGTTGCCTCCCATCGTGATCGACGGCTCGCTGACCGGCCCGTAGATCACCATCTCGAACGGCATCGCGGAAACCGCGCTGTTTACGACCGAAGCGTTTCGCGTCGTCGGCATGTAATCATGCGGATAATCATGCGGATAATCCAAATCCAAGCCGGGCTGCAATGCGTCCGACCAGAAATGCTGCACGTCGTCGCGCTTGCGCCACAGGCCGTCGAGCAATGCGACGGTGAGCGTGTATTTCGCGGGGCCGGGCGGGTCATAGGATGGTTCGATTCCGGTGACGAGCGCGGTCTGCGACCAGCCGTCCACGGTGAGCAGACCGGAATCGGCCTTGCTACGGGACGAGGCCACGGCCTTAACGTCCGCGTCGAACAGTTCGCCAGCCACGTCCAGCACGTTGAGGTCGGCGCATGTAGCCTCCAATTGGACGCTTGACGCGTTGAGGGAGGCGGAGTCAATGCCGTGAGCGGCCAACTCCACCTCCCACGCGTGCGTGCGCAATGGTTCGATGCGTTTGACCATGAGCCCCGCAGGGTCGATGAGGTTCACGGTGCGATCCTGTGTAGCACCGCACCGGTAGGTCATTGTCTGCAAACCATGCCTCCAATCAGATGATGTTGAACGCGCGCTTCCACTCGCGCAGGCTCATGGTCGGTGCGTACTTGCCAATGGTCGGCCCCAAATCCTCATGCAGGGATTGCAGATCGGAGCGCAGGCCGCGAATCTCGGTGATGATGGTCGCAAGATCGGCCAGACCGTTGCCGGTGGTGGCCGAAGCGACTGAATCGTCCAATCCGATGGCGGAGCGCAGCGTCATCGGCCCGAAAGCCGATTGGGCGGCATCCGTCACGCCCTGCACCTGCCGGACTATGTTGCGCTGCAAGGCGGGTGTCGCCTTGTCGATGCCCTCGCTGATGCCGGGCGGAATGTAACGACCGACCTCATCCCTGAACACTCGCGACGGGGAATGGATGCCGAGCGCCTCCTTCGCCTTATCGACCAGACCACTCAAAGCGCCCTTGATGTTCGCGTACAATCCGCCGATGGCACCGCTGATGCCGTTCCACAGACCACTGATGATCTGCGCGCCGGCGCTTACGAGCATGCTGCCCGCCCCCGCGAACGCGCCCCGGATGGCGTTCACGATGCCCGATACCAAGCCCCCGACGGCTCCGGCAGCACTGGAAAGAATCGACTTGAAACTGTTCCAAGCGCCTCGCCAGTTGCCGTTGATGAGGTTGGCGACCATACTGATGACACCGGAGATGACGCCGACCACGCCCCGTATCACGCCTTGTATGCCGTTGATGACACCCGACACGTAGGGGAGCATCGCCTGCACCGCAGGCAACAGCATACCGGTGATGAATCCGATGATTGCGCTCACGACACCGCTCACGACGCTCAGGATGCCTTGGATGACGGGCATGAGCTGCTGGATGATACCGATGATGCCGGTCACCGCCCCGGTGACGACCGTGACGATCTGCTGGACGATCGGCACGACCACGGCGACGATCTGGCTGATGAACGACATGAGCTGCTGGATGATGGGCACGAGCAGCGCGCCGATCTGCTCGGCGACCTGCACTATCATGCCGATGATCTGACCGGCGACTGGCAGCAGCGCGGACAGCATCTCCGCCAGCGGGGGCAGCACGCCGGACACGATCTGACCAATGACCGGCAGAATCGCCTCCAGTGCCGCCATGAGCGGTTCCATGATTGTGGGGATGAGCGGCAGCAGCGACTGCATGATCAGGCCGACCACGGGGACGAGCGTGCCCAACGCGTCCGTGATGACCGGCATGATCTGTTTGACTGTAGCCTTAAAGGTCTCGGACAGCTTGTCAAATACCGGCTTCATGGATCGGAGCTCGGCTTTGAACCGTTCAAACAAGGCTCTTGCCTGATCGCCGAACGCTTTCTTGAGCTCAGGAGTCGTGGCAATAAGTGTCCCGATTGCAGCCACCACCATGCCGATAGGACCGCCAAGTGCACTCAACGGTCCAGCCAATCCTCCCAATACGCCGCCGAGTAGTGGAATTTTAGAGAGCAAAGGCGCGATGCCGCCCATTCCCAGCGCTGTGAACGCAGCGAGTGCTGGAGCAATGGCATTGCCGAGGTTCTTGAACACGCTTCCGACGGCATCCACCGCTTTCTGGAACGGTGCCGGTAGGAGATCCACGAGACTGTTGAACAGTGAGGGTATCGCAGAGACGACGCCCCTGGCGATGGCTCCGATTCGGGGCACGATGTTCTTCAACGCGGTGCCGATGGATTCTGCCAATTGCTGGCTGAGAGCGCCCATGTCGGCGTTCTCGTTGCCCAGTCCGGCCAGCCAGTTCTGCCAGGCGGCCTTCATCGCGCCGACCGAACCCTCGATGGTTTTGGCTGCCTCATCTGCGGTCGTGCCGGAGATGCCCATCTCCTTCTGGACTCGGCTGATGGCCTCGACTACATCGGAGAATGAGTCGACGCTCAGGTCGTTGCCGTCCTTGAGCACGCCGGGCAGCTTGTTCGCATCCGAGATGAGGCGTTCCATCTCGCTCTTGGTGCCGCCATACCTGATGTTCGGCAGTGTGCGCTAGGCACTGCCCGCCCCGGAGGGCTGCTGCACGTCTCCGTGCAGAGCAGACTATCTCTTGGCGGGATTCCCTAACCCGTGCTGACATCATCGCCAGTCAGACGTTTCCGGCCATGCATGTCACCGCGTGCGCCAAGGCCGGTACCGTCACCATACAGGCGCAGGGAGCGAACGCGGTGACCACTACGAAGGACAGTGTGATTGCCAAGCTCAAGCCCGGCTTCTGGCCGGGGGTGCCGGTACGAGCCCTGTTCGGCGTCGCCACGGACGGCGCGTGGGGTCTCATCACGGTCAGCACCACCGGTGACGTGACGTTGATTCACCGCTACGGCAGTCAATCCCATACGTGGAGTGTCGTTGACATTTCCGTGACCTATGCCATCGCATAGCTTTCCCTAACCCATCGCACGGCAACATGGAAAGTGCCGTACAGCCGTGGCCTTATCAGGTTCGACCGCATTGGCAGCCTGTGTTTCGCGAGCGGAAACGTGAAATTCGATGGAAGCGGCGATCAGAATTACGTGGCGGCGCAGGAAACCATACCACAGGGTTACAGACCGGTGACAGGAAACACTGCGATAGCGGTGTTCGGCGGAAACTGCACGCTAATCCTTTACAGCGAAAAATCAGGCAAGGTGACCATGCTCGGCAATCCGAACAATGCTTACGCGGGCTGCACCGGCGTCTGGTACACGGATGACCCAATGCCAGCCTAGACGCCGGCGAACCACGTCAAGTAGCCTACTCGATCATCGTTGCTGCCGGAACTGCCAAGGTTCGCGGCTCGTATCAGACCAGAGGGATTGACCACAAGCAGTCCAGTATGGCTACCGCCGTTGCTGACCACCATCGGAACGCCGACCTCTTTTTTAGGTCTGAGGTCGTCGGGCACCGTGTACGGGCAGTTCAACGAGTCCCATGAGCCGCCGCCGAATTTCACGCTCGCATTGACGGCCATGATCGACCCGCACCTCGTGACCTTCCACCCATTCGCGTTGTACAAGACGCTGGGGGTTAGGGAATCCCGTTCAGGCGACCAAGGCTCGTTCCCAGAGGCGTTGCGCGTCTCGCAAAGCCGTGATATCCGGTTTGAGGTAATACTTTGCGGTGGTTTTGATGTCGCTGTGTCCGAGCATTTTGCTCACGATGGCGATATCCGCTCCCGCCGCCAGAGTGCTCGTCGCCCACGAGTGACGCAGGTTGCGTGCGGGCACATACGGCAGATCATGCCGTTTGCACCAGCTAGCGTATTGGCGTGCGGCTTGTGGCGGGGTGAGGGTGCCGATGAGTCGGCCTCCCTCGCGTGGTTTGATTTCGCGCAGTCGTTTGACGGCGAAGCGTGGCAACGGGAGCGTGCGGCGGCTTAATTCGGTTTTCGGCGGCACGACGGCCTCATGCCCGCCCACCCATTGCAGGCCACGCTCGACATGCAGCACTCCTGAGCGCAGGTCAATATCCGACCATTCCAGCCCGTACCCTTCCTCGGTACGCAATCCGCATGAGACGGCGCAGATAAGCCACGCTTCCAAAGGGTGAGCGTAGAAGCCCCGCAACAGCGTGCGCTGCTGACGGATGGTCAATATTCGCGGCTCGTAATGAGTTTTGACCGGCAGTTGGATGTCACGCCTCGTGATGTCCACGTCCAAAAGGTTCCAGCGGATAGCCCGCCTGAGCATCGCGCGTAGTACGGCCCATGCCTTGCGTGCCGCGCCCGCGCTATCGAAACCGGCAAGCCATTTGTCGACCAGTTCCACGCTTATCGCGTCCATATCCGATGCGCCGAACACGGGTCTGACGTGCAACCGCCACGCGCTCTCGTAGCCCACGCGCGTGCTCTCACGCAGATTCCGCGTGCAATACGGCCAAAACCGGTTGGCCCAAAACTCTCGTAACAGCATTTTCAACCTCCAAAACCCACACGCCCGTTGGCCTATCCAACGGGGACGAACGTGTGGGTTTTCCAAAAAAGAGAGGGGAACGGGATGTCCCCATTCCAACAGTTATTCGGTTCCGTGGAATTCTGGAGCGCGGTCATTCTCGCCCTGATCGGGGGCGGCGGCATCGGCGGACTGGTCGGCGCATGGTCGAACAGCAGGAAGAACGAGGCCGATATCGACTCGATCACCGCCGACGCTGCCGACAAGGCCGTGAAAATCCTCACGGACAGCATCATCAGCCCGCTGCGTGAGCAGGTCGCCTACCAGGAGGAGCAGATACGGCATCTGGAGGAGGTGCAGCGCAAGTATTTCACGGCCGTGGCCTATACGCGCAGCCTGTTCCACTGGCTGCAGGATTTCTGCGAACTGGTGGAACCGGATTTTCTGGCGCGTCATCCGAAACCCAGTCTTCCGGATGAACTGCGCCCGGACGTGGCACCCGAAACAATCGAATCCAATAAGGAGGAACAGTAATGACCCAAATCCATATCAGCATCAGGAAGCCGAGGACCGGCGGCCTGGACCCGGTCACCGGCACGATGCGGTTCCGCCCGGTGCGTCGTCATTTCGACGCGGCGAAGAATCTTGTCATCGCGGCTTCGTTCGACGCGGACTTGTCCGAGGACGGTGAGTTGACGGTTGACCTGCTGCCCACGACGGGCGCGTTCGTCTGGCAGGTCATCGAGTTGGCGGACACGCCGCAGGCGTACACGCGTTACGTCGAGGTGCCGAACTCCAAGACCAAGGTCGAATACGCGGACCTCGTGGAAGTGGACGCCGGCACGTTCGTGCCGAAGGACATGGGTGGCGTGGCGGTGAAGATGCGTCCACCGGTCGGCTCGCTGGCGGAGGCGGAGACCGAATCCGACAACTATCCCGGCTACCTTGTCTGGTATCCCGAAGGGGTTTCGACCGCGAAGGCTCGTGAGATTCTGGAGAGTCTGGAACAGTTGCAGGCCGACGCTCAGACCAGTGCGGCAACCACGTTCGCACTGAAATCGCAGGTGGTACAGGATGCGGGCATGGTGTCGGATGCTGCTACTG